TGGACCGACCCGTCGTAAGAGAAGAGGCCGGTTATGGCTGCTTCGAAATACGACGACCCGGCAGTTAGTTACGACGATTCTGGTTCGCTTTACGTTGGCGAGTTGTCGTCTGAGGCTTTTGACACGCCGGAAGCTACTTACGACGACCCTAACTATGTGTACGCAGGGATTCTGTCGCCTGTTGCGTATGACAACAGGACAGCCACCTACGACGACCCTAACTTTATTTACGACAGTGCAGTCGTAAACGTCACGGTCAGCCCAGCAGCTATTGCGGGCACTACGGCAGTGCCTGCGGTTACCGTCACCGAGGGCACAGGCGTCACCGTCAGCCCAACAACAGTCGCCGCAACCTCCGGCGTTGGCGCAGTAACGATCACAGAGGGGCAAGGCGTCACAGTCAGCCCGGCAACAATCGTTGGCACTGTCTCAATCGAGGGCGATGCTGGTACGACGATTGGGTCGCTGAACGAGCCAGACCCGATTGCTGCGACCGCTGCTGTTGGTGAGGTAACTGTCACTGAGGGTGTGGGTGTGACGGTTTCGCCAGCAACGATCGCTGCGGTCGGTAACGTCCCTGATCTTGGCTTGGCGAGTCGCGTCGTGATGACTTCAGAGAACATTTTGCCGCAGGTCGATGTGGTGCCGTATCACGTCAACGACCCGGCACGCCGCCTGGCCCGGTTCCGCACGCCGGGTGCTCGGGGCCGCAACGTGTTTATTTTGACGACTGGTTCAGTAACGACCCGTCAGCCTGCCGACCCGGCTTCGATTAGTCGCACGTTGTTCGGCGGGCACGAATCGCCGGATGATCTAACATCGACAGAGTTGACCGCGTTGATCGCGGCTGGATATTCAGTAGAGGTGAACTGATGCCGAGGTATGACTACCGGTGCAAGGTGTGCGGTGCGGTCGAGGAAACGGTGCACGGGTTTAATGATGATCCTGAGATGCATTGTTTGGAGTGTGGGGCGGTGATGGGCCGCATGATGGGGATGCCGTATGTGTCGCCGTCTGCTGTGCCGTCTCGTAACAATGTGATTGATCTTGCTGCGACGAAGCAGGCTGAGAAGGACAAGGTGGCTGACATGGACGCGTACAAGCGTCTGCGTCAGAACGGTGTGCAGCCGCCGTCGATCAATGGGTCCGCACGGCTAGAAGCTAAAGCGGAAGAAAAGCATGAGGTAAACTCCGGCAAGACGTTTTCGACTGCTACTAGTCGCAAGCGTGGCATGGGGCTTGTGCGGGATGCGTTGGGTGAATAATGACTGCTCAGACTTGGATTGACGAAACCCGTGACTTGTTGCTCACGGACTATGTAGAAGAGCAGGCGACGCTTGGTGCTGCGCTGAACGCTACGGAGACTGTGGTGTCGTTTGCGTTGCCGTCTACTTCTCCTGCTGGGGTTGTGGCCGGTGCGACGATCGAGGTCGGCGCAGAGTTGATGTACGTGTTTAGCGTCACGTCGGGTGCTGCGACTGTGCTTCGGGGCTACAAGGGGTCTGAGGCAACAACGCACGCTTTGGGTGCTTTGGTTACGATCAACCCGAAGTTCCCGACCTACCAGATCCTCGACGCGTTGAACCATGAGCTGCGGGATCTGTCGTCGCCGCAGAACGGCCTGTTCCAGATCAAAACGGTTGAGGTGACGTTTAACGCAGCGCAGGACGGCTACGACCTGACCGGCGTCACCGACGACATCTTGTCGATCTATCAGGTGACGTATTCGGATCCTGGGTCGGAGGCGTCAGAGCCTGCGATTACCGAGTATGCGTTGCGGCGTGACCGGAACACGTCAGCGTTTCCGTCGGGGTACGGCCTGATTCTGCATTCGGATGCGTGGCCTGGCGAAACGGTGCGTGTCTTGTACAAGACCGGGTTCGGCACGTTGGCTGCGGCTACTACGGCGCTGTCTACGACCGGGCTGCATTCCGAAGCGTACGACCTGCCGGTGCTGGGCGCAGCGTTGCGTCTGATGTCGTCGCGTCCTATCCGACGCGAGTTTCTGGACGAGCAGGGTTCGTCGCGTATGGCTGATGAGGTGCCGCCTGGTGCCGTGTCGGCGTCGATGCGGGATCTGCGGGCTTTGCGTCTTGACCGTATGAACGCTGAAGCGACCCGGTTGAACGGCCAGTATCCGGCTGTTTGGACTCGTTCTGGAGGCAGGACACAAACTTCGATTTACCGAGGGGTGTAAGCCATGAGCACTGCCGAGTACTTGCCGGTATCGATTGACGGCACGTCGTTCATGGTTGATGTCGAGGGCTACAGTCGCACGACGATTCCTGTGTTGCGTGAGCAGCGTGACACGTCGGATGAGGCTGGCGAGCAGCAGTTGAACACGCAGATGTGGATCAGGTCGCAGACGGACTGGTCGTACGGTGCTGGTCAACCGTTCCTGGACAATGCGGATTCGGATCGTCGCAGGTTTTACACGTCGTCTGGGGTTGATGTCTGGACGAAGGGCGAGGTGTCTTTGCTGCCGAAGACGGTGGACAAGGGCAACACTGGCAACGACGTGATCATGAAGGTGTTCGTCTCGAACGGCACCGATTACATGTATGTGGCGTCGGGCACTGACCTGTACTACTCGGCCAACTTTGATGCGGCGTCGCCTACCTGGACGGCTGTTACGGCGCTTGCTACCCCTTTGACGATCGTTGATTTCACGTCGGACGGATCAACCGTGTTTATCGCGTATGGTTCTGCGGCGAAACCGCACACCACTACGATCGGTACGACGACGCAGCCTTCGCCGTTGACGGGCCATTCGGAACGTCCTGACGTGTTGCGGTTTGTGTCAGGCCGGTTGATCGAAGCAGACGCCAACCATATTGCTGAGCTTGACGCTAATGGTCAGCCGATCAGCGGGTCGCTTCACTTCCAAGGCATCGAGCATGCGTTGGTGTGGGTCGATATGTGTGCCGGTCCGACTGGCGTGTATGCGGCTGCGAACACTGACGACATCGGATCGATTTTCTTTTGCAGCACTGGCACGGATGGTTTGTTGAATCAGCCTGCTCAGGTTGCTGATTTGCCTCGTGGCGAAACGATCAACGCGATCGAGTCGTACGGCGGGTTGTTGATTATGGCGACGAGCAAGGGTTTGCGTGTTGCTGTGATGAACCAGGACGGCAGCGTCAGCTACGGACCTGTTATTGATAACGGCGGCGAAGCGTACTCGTTGGCTACCGATGACCGGTTTGTGTGGTTCGGGACCGCTGACGGCCAGGTGTACCGGGCTGACTTGTCGGTGTTTACGGACACTCTGGTGCCTGCGTGGGCGACGGATGTGGTGTCTGTTGAGGCGTCGCCTGGGAACGTGACGTGGGTGGCTCGTGTCGATGGCAAAACGTATTTCGTTGATGCGGCGAATGGTGTGCAGGGTGAACGGCATGATGGCGAGCGGGTTGAGTCTGGCACGTTGAATGTCGGGTCGGTGCGTTGGAACTCTTTGTTTGACAAGGTGTTGCAGACGATCAAGGCCGATTTGCGGGCGACGTTGGCGACGACTGGCGCTACGTCGTATGACCAGTCTGGGACGACGTACGACGACCCTGATTACATTTACAACGGTTTGTTGTCGGCGGTTTCTGGCACGTTGAAAGTCAGGTTTGTGACCGGTGCTGGTGTCGGGTTGACGACGTTGACGTTGAATGACCGGGCTGCTGCCAACATTGATTACTCGTTGTCGGACAAGTACGACGTGATCTTCACGTTGGAACGTGACGCTTTGAACAACACGGTTGGTCCGGTGTTGGAGTCGTGGCAGTTGCAGGCGTTCCCGGCTCCGACTCGTATTGACGAGATCGTGTTGCCGTTGGTGTTGAGGCAGCGTGTCGCTACTTCTCGGGGGAATGGTGCTGCGTTGACGCAGGACCCTCGGGCGCTTTACGACGCTATCCGCACGTTGATGATTGCGAAGACGGTGGTTCCGTACAAGGAAGGGAACTATTCGGACGACGTGATTGTCGATCAGGTGCAGTTCAGTGCTGACCGGTTGGCTGATGATGCTGACTGGTGGGAAGGCACTATGACGGTCCGGCTGTTGACTTTGCCGTAGACTTATGCACAACACGACAGGGAGGTTGTGGATATGAAGAAGCTCGTGATCGACATCGAGACGAGTCCGAACCTTGGCTACATCTGGGGGTTGTGGAACCAGAACGTCGGGCTGAACCAGATCGAGAAGACTGGTTCGGTGATCTGTTTTGCTGCGAAGTGGCACGGGGCGAAGAAGGTGATGTTCTACTCGGATCATCACGACGGCCACGACGAAATGGTCGCAGCGGCACACGAGCTACTGTCCGCAGCCGACGCCCTGATTCATTACAACGGCAAAGCGTTCGATGTGAAGCATCTTCAGCGTGAGTTTCTGCTGGCTGACCTGCCGCCTGCTGCCCCGCACGTTGACATTGATCTGTTGAAGACGGTGCGGTCGCAGTTCAGGTTCCCGTCCAACAAACTCACCCATGTTTCTGAGGCGTTGGGGATCGGCAAGAAGACGCCGCACACGGGTTTCGATTTGTGGCGTGACTGCATGATGGGTGACGATAAGGCTTGGGCGTTGATGAAGAAGTACAACATCCAAGACGTGCGGCTGACCGAAGAGCTTTACGACCGGTTGCTGCCTTGGATCCCTGGACACCCGAACGTGGCGTTGGCGATGAACAAGCCTGACGCATGTCCGCAATGCGGTAGCGGGCCGCTGGTGTCGAACGGTGTGCGTGCTACGAAGACGATGACGTACCGCAGGTTTCAGTGCATGGCTTGCGGCACTTGGGTCAAGTCTCGCGTGGCTGAGCCTACTGCTCGACCTGATTATGTCTAACGCGCTTCTAGTGCTCGCAACCTGGCTTCGTGGTCGTTTAGCGTGTCCCGAACCCGATCAAAGTTCTCCTCGCCACGGGCCAGACGAATCTGAATGCTAATCAGAACCTTGCTGACCCAGGCCATCCACGGCAGCAGCAGAACCGTCAGTATCGCTAATAGTCCGGTCGCCGCGTCCACGGGATGACACCGTAGCACACCAGACCTGCATAAGTTCGGCTGCGAAGTCGGCGTCGAGTACCGCTACCCGCCCGACCTGTCGGCCTTTGTCGGTGCGGCGGTCGCCGTGGATCGCGAACAGTACCCACGGCTGGTCACCTGCGACTTTGCGAAGCTTGGGGATCCAGTCGAACAGCGCCCAGGTTTTGCGGAATTTGACTTCGACGGTGAACGGGCCGCACCAGATGTCGTGCGATTCTCGGGATGCTTCGGTGCGGTGGGCGTCAGGGAACCCTGCGTTTTGCAGGAGTGCGAGGATCTCGTTCTCGCCTGTGGTGCCTTTCTGTTTGGCTTTGCTCATGTTTGGTAGTGTCCCTTCGTGCGGGCGTGGCGGCGGACCAGCAAAGTCTTGTTGGTGTTTTTCTACATTACAGCGTGGTTTGCGCCTGGAGCGCAGGCTTTCACGATTGTTGACCTCAGCCCTGAAGAAACGTATTACGACCACGCCCTGACCCTTGACGGCGAGATGTTGCTGCATGTGACGTTTGATTCTGGTGTGTCGTGTGCCGAGTTTGATCACAGCACAATGATTGATCCTTGGCTGAGGTTGTTGGACGCTGACGGCAATATCGTTGCCGACGATGACGACGCTAACCACAACGACCAGAACTGCTACGCCTCGAAGCTGCATGTGACGCCGTCTGCTGGTGACTATGTACTCAGATTCCGAACGTACCAAGAGCAGTCTGGAATGGATGTTCCAGAAGGCTCAGGAACCGTCGGCTGGTCCGACGAGGGATATTCCCCTCCAACGACCACCTCGACTACGACGACATCGACTACTACGACGACGACTACAACGACGACTACGACTACTACCGCAGCACCGACGACGACGACAACGACTACGGTTGCGCCGACAACTACGACGGTCCCGGTGACCACGACGACGGAGGCTCCGCCATCTACCACTACGACGACTACAACCCTGCCGCCTCCGCCTCCAACAACGACGACGACTACGACGGTCCCGCCTACTACAACGACCACGACGCTGCCGCCCACGACGACAACGACAACAACGACCGTTCCTCCGACTACGACTACGACGACGACGCTGCCGCCTACCACGACCACTACGTCATTGCCGCCGACGACGACGATTCCGCCGACGACCTCCACGTCAACATCCACTACTACGAGTACGACAACGACTCTGCCGCCTACCACGACAACCTCGCTGCCCCCGACAACAACGATCCCTCCGACAACGACGACGACTTTCCTGCCGCCGCCTGACGACATCACCCCAGAAATCATTGAGGACATCGACTACGACGAGCTTTCAGACGACGAGATCGGGCAGGTCGCAAAAGCGATCCAAGAAGCCGACGACGAAGTCAAAGAAGCGTTTGAGGCAGAAGTAAACATCTTTGCTGGCGCTACCGAGGACTACATCCCGGCAGGATCCACCGTGTCTGTCGAGGACCGCCGTGTAATCATTGCGGTACAATCTGCGGGTGTTGCTGTAGCAGCGGGTGCTGCACGACCAAGGCCGCCTGCGCCTGTCACGCCAGGGTCGGCACCTACTACTGGAGGACCAAGCCAAGGCTCTAGGGGTAGGAATGATTAGAAGGTTCGTGAAGGCGGTGCTGCTGGAGTCGTCTGCGTTGGCGTGGACGGTCGGCGGTGTGGGCTTGGTGCTCATCACCATGTCAGGCCGCACGTTGCAGTGGGGTTTGTGGATCGCAGGGGCGAGCTTGTTCGCTCACCTCGTCGGTGTCCTTTTGAGCGACGACTGACTGCTAAGGTGATGCGTATGCTTTCTACTGCTTTGTTCAAGGACACCTGCGAGCGTGCTCTATCTACTGCTGCTCAAACTCTTATTGCTCTCGTCGGCACTGACGGTGCTGGGATGCTTGACGTTGGTCTGGCAGACTCGCTGAAGGCTGCTGCCATCGCTGGTCTGCTGTCGGTCGTCAAGTCGTACGCTGCGATCAAGGGGCCGATCGGTGGAGCGAACCCGTCGATGGTCAACATCGACGCGCCTACCGACCTTGACCTGAACGACTGATGTCGCTGGACGCCAACCTCCGTGGGGTTCACCCCATTTTGGAGTTTCGTATTCGGGGGTTGCTGTCAGAGCCTGCGCTGAAGCGGTATGGGACGTACCCTGCGGTGCGTCGCTACTCGAAGCAGAAGGCTTTGTACGACAAGTACAAGGCGGGCCGTGGCAACCTGGCTGCGAACCCTGACCGGGTTCTGCGTACGAGCCGTAAGTTTCCGTATGCGTGGAAGCCTCGTGGCTCGTGGCATATGGAGCAGGCGGACGGCTACGGTCACGCTGTAGACTTGAAGCGTCCTTGGGGCGTGAGTCGTTCTCAGGCTGACAGGGCGGTCAAGCCGTATCTCGCTAAGTGGGGTCTGAAGCAGACTGTGCGTAGCGAGTGGTGGCACGTCCAGGCTCTTACAAGTTCGGGCTGGATCGACGGCCCTCTACCAGAAAGTTCAGGCATGTTTCTGACTTACGATTCCAAGCACGACGAGTACCGGGTTGCTATTCCTGGCGAGGGTACTGCGATCATTGAATCCCCTGACCATTGGCGTGAAGTTATTGCGAAGGGCCGTATGACTGGCATCTTTGAGTCGCCGCATATGGAAGCTTTGCTTGGTAAGATCCGTGAGGAAGCCAAGCAGTAGTCGTTGCGGGCATGGTGCGTAGGGAGATCCTGCGACGGGTTATGGTTTGGCCTGTTGAAACACCCGCAATATGAAAAGCCCCCCTGTTGAGCTTGTCTCCAGGGGGGTTTTCTTATTCTGGGAACATGTCGTCAACGGTGTCCGGTACGGCGAACCGGGCGCAGTTTTCTAGCGCAATGTTTGCGACGAGCTGCCAGACGGCTCGTTCCTGGTTGATGGTTAGGTCAAGCCACGGTTCGACTGTGGTCGCTGCGATGGGCATGTTGTCAAACTTGTCCCACCCGACTACGAGTAGTCCTGCAAAATCTTCGTCACCGTCGAAGTCCATTCACACAACATACCACTCGGGGTCGGCGGCGGGCTTCGTTAGTTTGAGTGGTCCTGTGCCGTAGGTGGGGCAGTATGCGAAGTGTGCTTGTCGGTTGCCGTTGCGGTCGATGGGTGTCGGGCCGGAGCATTCGTAGCATTGCATTTCGTTGCTGTCGTTGTCCCAGGAGCGTTTGGGGCGTAGCCCTCGTGCCCGTGCCATGAGTGTGCCGAGCGGCGGTGGGAACTCGCGTCCTTCGGAGGCGTAGAGGTCGAGGGCTTGGCGGACGAGGGTGGGGTGTAGGTCGCCTGCGTGTTGTGCCCATTCGTCTGCGGTTTGGGCGGTGACTTTCATGGCTGTGCCCCACAGGGTTTTTGTGTGGGCTACGAGGTCGGCTGCTTCGTGTCGTTTCATTGGTGCTCCATGAGTGCGATTGATACGCCGATTTCGTACAGGTATCGGCGCATGAGTTGGTCGGGGATCGTGTTGTATTCGTGGATCGGGTTGTAGTTTTTGCGGCACCAGCGGGCGTGAGCTTCGGGGTATCGGAATGCCCAATACTCCATAGGCCGCTCTATCTTGTCTTTGGCTTTGGCGGCTGCGTAGTACGCGTCGCGCTCAGCGATGTTGGCGTGCAGTGTGCAGAGAGAATGGCCTGTGCGTGTCCTGTGAATGCAGGGTTTGTCAGTGGTCGTTTCGGCTTGGCAGGTGCCGCCCCATTCTTCAGTACTCATTTGCATACCCAATGGTGCCATCCACGACCGTGGCCGTTTGCCGGTCCAAGCGCCAGCCACGCCGACACCCAAATGTTGTCGTAAGGGTCGAACACGTCAGCCCCTGGCCTGCCTGCCCTTGCTGCCCGGTCGGGCCAGTAGCGGGGCAGATGCTGCATCAGGCCCGATGCGCTACTGGTAGGGTTCACAGCGTTTGGCCGTCCAGATGACTCGCATTGCATGATTCGGAGAAAGCGATGAACGTCCGCCTCGTCACCCCCGAATGCGAAAACTGCTTCTGTCACGGCTGGTCGCCAACGCTCGACGGCGTCAAAGAAGACGACCGGTGCCTGCGTTGTGGTTGTAGGCGGGACCGTTGTTGCCGGGACGGTTACTGTTGTGGGCGTGGTGGGCGGCACAGTAGTCGATGAGGGCGGCACGGTCGTAGCTGTCTGGACCGCCAATCTGGCGAGCGTAGGCTCGTAGCTCAGCGAGGCTGAGGTTGTGGACGGTGACGGCCCGCCTACCCCACATGCCGTCAGAAGCGTCAGGAAGGCCGCTGTTGCGTTCACAAGGCATCGCCGGTATCTGACCCCATCTGTTGTCTCAGAAGCTGCCACTGGCGCTCCTCGTCGCTCTGACGGGATTCCACGATCTCGTCGTCCCAGCATTCTTGGTTGAGCCACGTCGAAGCATGCAGAATGAACCCTGCTTCCACTCGGCTGTCAAAGTCTCGGTACGTTCGCATAGCTTCCAGCAGGCGGTCATGGCTGACCTTCTTGGCTGCTTTGGCATAAGCCCTCCTGGCTTCAGGCTTCCGAACCTTGCGTGGGTACTCGGCCCACCAGATGTCGAAAAGCTGTTGTTCGTTAGGTTGTTCATCCGCTGGCGGATGGACGATAGAAAATAAAGGTTCAGAACCACATGGGTCTGGTTCTACTGGGTCTGGTTCAGGGGGAGACAAAACTGTCTCCGGGGGGGAGACACCGATGTCCTGGGGGGGTAGGACACCAGTGTCTCCCCTAACACGCATCACCAAATACGTGTTCGAGGTCTGCGAACCGTTGTCTCGATTGCGTTCCGAGACATGAATCCACCCTTCGTCACGCAACTCTGCGATGCATCGCTGTACCGTCCGAGCCGACAGCCCGGTACGGTCACCGATGGTTGCTTTGCTAGGCCACGAAGTCTGGTGCTGGTTCGCAGCCTCAGCCAGCACAGCGTAAACGCACACTGCGCTGGCCGAGACAGTGCCAAGCATCCCGAGTGGGACGATGGCAAATGGGTGATCAACCGCCACTCGGCAGTTCCTCCCTTTGGTAGATGCCGGTCAACAGGAACCGGCGTATCAACAGCGAACGGCTCACCCCGTCGTCCGCTGCGAGCTTGGTCAGGCGGTCGAGTACGTCTTGGGGTAGACGTAGCGTGACCGCAGTGTCGTTGGTCATGGCTCAGCCCGCCGTTCTTCCTCGATCCAAGCGGCCACGTCTTGCAGGACATACTTCACGGAGCCACAAAGGCGGAAGCTGCGTGGCCCCTGTCCTTTGGAGCGCCAGTTGGCGAGCGTGTGTACGTTGATGCCGATCAGTTCAGACAGTTCTCTAGGCGACACCATCTTAGGGATGCCATCAGGCCGCTTCTCGGCAGTGTGTGGTGTTTGCATCAGAACGGCTCCATCGAAGCGTTGTCGTACTTCTGCACGGTCGCACCAGGGAACGCAGAAGCAACAGCCGCAGAGTTGTCACGGGGCGGCAGGATCTGCTGACCCAGCCGGTACACGCCCATCTCCCACGTCTGCACCGTTTGGCCCTGCTTGTTGACGTACGAACCGGCCTTGACCTTGCCACGCACCATCACCTTCGACCCCTTGCCGGTCGCCTCAGCGATCGCACGGCCTTCAGCATCAGAGTTGTCGTTGCGGTTCGGCCACACAGTCAGGCTGACCCACGTCGCAGGCTCATCCTTGCCGTTCGACAAGGCAACAGCCGACTCCCACAACGTCTTCTCGACACCCTGCACGGTCACCTTCTTTGGTTCCCAGTCGCGCCCGAGGTTGCCCTCAATCGTCTGGATCTGTCCATCATTCAGCATTGCTGTCTTCTTCCTTCGTTGCGAGTGCCTTGTCCAGCACATAGGTTTCCTGGCACCACAATTCAAGGCCAAGGCCGATCCTCATAGCGCACCGTTTCACCGCATCAGATACGGCGTTCTTAGCGTTCAGGCCGTCGTTCTGGCCGGGACGCTCACACTCCCCAATCTCATCAATCACGGTCGTCTGCCCGTCGATGTTAAACACCATACGCAGCACGACACCCTGCACCTGCCCTTCGGCGTTACGGATGATCTGCGTGATCTCCTGCGACGGCGGCGCACCAAGCTTCGCGATCAGCATCTGCTGCACGTCAGCATGCGAGCAATAGTCAGCGGCGAAGCCTCCTGGCTTCTGCTTGATGTAACTCTTCGGGATCCTCTTAGCGAGGGCTTGTAGTTGCGTGGTCATTCTTGTTCCTTTCTAAATGGCCGTCTCACGACGACCGCTGTAGAGCACCAAACTTTAGTGAGTCCATTTGTTTCCCATTGTCTCGCGCCATGGACGTGTCCACTCGTCATAAACGCCATAAGTAAAATTGCCCTGGCCAACTAGGTCGTGTAGGGCGACCGCCATCGCAGCGTCCTGAACTGCCCATTTCATATGTGCCCCAGTGTCTGCTCCAAGCTTCCAGGTTGACTTCGCCAGCATCGCTTGTACTAGTTGACCTGCGTCTCGCCATGCGTAACGCGCTGACCACCGGTCGTGTTGCAGTGCAGTCAACCAAGCAATTTCACGCAATGCACGCCTTCTATCTCCAGCTTCAAAACGACCGCCGTCTTTGGGCGTTAGGCCAGCTACGCGCTTGAGCAAAGTTTCAACACGTTGCGTCTGTGGCCCGTACTGCAGGTCTGTGGTCATTGCTTGATCCTTTCAATCATCTCGACCGGGACTTCATCTTCCGACAGCGAACGGCATGTCGTGTTGTAGTTGCAGTACACGCATTGCCAGGGCTTGCCGCCCTTCTGCATGTACTCGGGACGGTCATGCACCAAATGAAGCTCACCGCCATCATCAGGCACAAACGCAGGAGCCAACTGGCCCTTGTGGTAGTAGCGAGATGCGTACTGAAAGTGCCGCATCTCATCAAGAGCAATGTCGTACACGGTGTGACCGTACGGGTGATCCGACACGATGTCTTTCAACCCAAACTCCCACTGCATCACATCGCCAGCCTTGATCCCGGCACGCCAGTCGCCTTCCTTGGCGACGTAGACGATCAGGATGCCGTCGGCCTCAGCACCGATGCAATAAAGCCCAGCTTGGCTGATGTGCTCTCTCTTCGGCCCGTCCTTCCAAGCCAGCTTCGCCGCATAGCCAGACACAGTCTTGATCTCAAGAATCGTGCGAGTGCCATGACGCAGATCAGTAATGATCCCGTCGCAATGACCCGACAGGCCAAACCACTCGATCCCGTGTCCGACCTTGGACGACGCAGCCGTCAGGTCAATCGGAACCTCAGCTTCGAATTCCCATTCGTCTGCGTCAGTTCCCAAAGCTTCCTGAATCGACTCATGGATGGCGTTACCGACTTCGAACGCCATGAACGACTGAGCCGTGAAATCCTCCGACTCGGCCGCCTTGTGCGCCGAGAACGTGCGCTTACGGATGCAGGCACCCGCATCCGACACCCTGAACGGTGTGTCAAACGCTGTCGGCTTCGGGCCTTCCGCTTCCCGTTTGTTGATCTGGTGTTGATACCAGTGGTTTTGAATGTCCAGCATGGACGCTCCTTTGTTGTGCGAAGTGTTCGTTCATTCGTTGACGCTGAGCGATCGCCGCACGGTCACGGCGGTCACGCACCCAGCGTTCGTAGGTCATGCTGCGGGCGATGCCGAACCCAACAACGGCACCGCCCACAGCGGCCATAACGAGCATCAGAATGGCTCTGAAAACATCAGGTCGCGTTCAATGTCGGCCTGCTGCTCGTAATGCTCTTCCATCAGGGCAGCGCGTTCGTGTGGGTCAGCGTGCTCCTCGGGCTGGTTCTCAATATGCCAGTCGGTCAGCATTTGACCGAGCTGGCGGTAGATGTTCGTGGCTTTAGGGATCGGCAGCCGGTACGTGATTGTAACGGCGTCGTCCATCCCCATTTCGAAAATGAACGTCGCATAGATCGCGTCGCGGTGCAAGGAAATTTGAACATCATCAGAGTTGATTTCATTCGGCATTGTTGTACCTCCGTACAGTAGTGTAACACGTTGTGTCACGGGATCAAGTGGATTTGTCCAGATTTCTTTGCCGACGACGCTCACGCTGCCGCTCATTGCGAGCATCGAAATGAGCGCGATGCCTCATTTCAGGCGTCAGACCCGCAAAGATCCCGAAGTCGTCCTCGTACCTCGGAGGGTCGTCCAGGATGTAGTCACGACACTCTTTCAACACCGGACACCCCGCACACACAGCCTTCGCATCCTCGATCTCACGCAAAGCCTTGCCAGACGCAACACCCTTCACCGGAAAGAAAAAGTCAGTGTCGTACTCCCGGCACGCAGCGTCGGCCATCCAATCCGTCACTCGTCCATGCCCCCAGCCTTCAACGCAGCCGACAAATCCTCCGACAACCCAAGCGGCAACGAAATCTCTGTACCCGTCCGAGGATTGATGATCTGCCACTCCAACGAATCTTTGAACGACACCTGAGGCCGGAACCGCAACACAAACGTCCGCTGACGAGCACGCTCCACAATCTCCGTCGCCACATCCCACATCTCATCGTTCGCACGATTCACCAAATTGATGATCGACGAGTGATCCCGACCCATCATCAACCCAATCTCCGGATACGAATACCCGAGAATACGAAACGCTATTGCAGCAACCCGCCGAGCCTTCACCCTCTCCCGATACCGCTTCGGCCCCAACATGGCATCAACAGACACACCAGCCCAGTTAGCAGCCGCCTGCAACACCTCATCGTCATACACAGAACTACGCATTCTTCGCCTCCCGCAACACCTGCTTCACCCAATCCGACGGACGCTGATCCGAACGCAAATCACCCGACTGCTTCGGATGCCGCAAAACCTCTTCGTACAACATCGCACTCGTGGCGTCCTTCATGGCTTTCTCCTTGTTCCAGGCGGCAAATGACAACCGCAGTTACACAACGGACGGACCACCCGCACGTCGTCATTCCAAAGACTGCCCCTGATGCATTCATAGCCAGCAGGCACCGGGCACTGGTGTGGTTTCTTCACAGTTCCCCCTTCGTTCTCCACACCATACCCACACCCTGTGACACGCGCAACCATTTCCATCAGGTAGAGCGATGAGGTGTAGCGATAGTGACCCCTTGCGGGGTCACTGGTTTTTCGTTCCGAACGTGTGTTCGTGCGAACGTGTGTTCGTGCAAACGTGTGTTCGTTCCATAATGCGGAACAGTTCCACGATACGGAACGGCCACGGTGCGGGCTTGTGACGCGTCGGAACGGGCGCCCGGTGTTCCGGTGCACGCGAAACGCTCCCGGCGCTTAGGGGCGCACCGGGAGCGTCTCCGGGGGTTCTAGGTTGTCGGCGGTTAGGTCATCCGGTCAGGATCCATAGCGCTAGCACTGCGATCAGGATCCACCCTAGGGGCGTCATCGCGGCGCGTCCTTTCCTGTCGAAAACCGAACGTGCCCGGTGCCACCGGGCAGACAGTAACCGCACGCGGTGCACGCGCCCACCTGGGTCTCCGGATCGACAAGCGGCACGCGTCCGGTTAGTTCCGGGCAACGTAGGCCGCGAGGTTGTTCTAGTGCGCCCGCTAGCGCCGTCGTTTCGTCCCATGAGTCGCCGGAAAACGCCAACCGGAGCCACGGATGACGGGCGATTGCCCGACGCGCTGAGCCTAAATTATCGCGGTCGACACTGAGGAAAACGCTTAGCGTTTCCGGTGGGCGCCCGGTGGACGGTAGGCGGAATCTGTGCGCCCATCGGTGCGCCCGCGTGTACACCCATCCGCGCACGTCTGGGCGCATCTCGTGCGCCCGTGCGATGGCTGTAGCGTGCGACTCGTGCGCGAGCTCCCCATCCCACTGCCATCGGAAGGTCGGCGCGGTGACACCGGCTAGACGTTGCGCCGCCGCCGATTGATCCAATAGCGCGGCGAACATCTCCGCTAGCTCATCCGGGCGGTTTTCGTAGGCCATGACCGCGGCGTAGTTGTCGGCCATAAGGCGGCCTACTGCTGGGAACATCTTTTCGATCTTGGCCGCGTAGCACTCTCCGCAGAATTCGGTCTTATGTGGGGCGCATGACTCCCGACTCAACCCGAACGCATTAGGCACGGGCGCCCACTGCCCAGGCTTACTTTTCGGGCGGGCATGCGTGCACGTTTTCCGGTTGGTCGACAGTCGCATCGCCGGAACGGCGGGCGCCACTGGTATGCGGGTTCCGGTCATGCTGGCACCGGGCCCGGTTCGGGAACGTCACCTAGCGCCAGCACTAGCGTGATGGCGTGCGCTTTGCATTCCTCCATTTCGTCGGGCGTCAATTCGCGGGCGAGATGCTCCGCAACGCCACACATAACCGCCGCGGCGGCGTCGTCGTTGCACATAATCGCTGCGGCGAGAACCTCGCCCACCGCATGCTGTCTGTCTGTCAAGTGGAACATCATCGCACCGCCACAATCTCGCCAGCGCGTACCGTCGCCACGGCATACCACCGGTGTGGTTCGGGGTAGTGCGGTCCCTCTAGCGTTACCTCGCCATCGGTGGGCGGCGTTCCGCCGAACGGTCCGGGCTGAAATACTCCGCCAGCGGTGCCAGCGGCTACGGCTTCCTTCAATGCTTTCTTGGTTCGGTAATTGACTCGGGCGTAGGCCACGGGTCTCCTCCTGTTGTTGTTGGGTTTTCCGATCGGGTGACCGGCGCGAACGCGCCCACCGGGGGAAGGCGGGCGCGCTCGGGTCGGTCACCCAACTACGGGCGCAACATCCGCACGGCGTCCCGATAGACCACTTCCGGGCGTTCGCCGGTCGGCATCGGTTCCGGAAAGATCCAACCGGACGCCAACCGCGGCATGACATAGCCTTCTAGCGTCCATCCGGCGCGGTCTTCGCCGGTAATCACTGCCCAGAATTCGGCGCGCCCGTTGTCATCTAGCGGGCCCATCGGCCGCGGGTCGACGCGCCACCCGCTGGGCAGGTAGGCGGCGATCCGGGTTAGGAATGCGGCGCGCTCCATGCGTTCCGCCGGTAGGCGCACGCGGCACCGGTCCGGGTAGCTAATCGGTTCGGGTTGGTTGGTCATTCTTCCTCGATTCTGACGGGGTATTGTTCTTCGATCCATCGCGCCATCCGTCCGGTTAGTCCCTCCAACGTCGGCGGGATTGTCGGGCGGTCCGTTGCGTAGTTCCACACGTTCAACGCGCAAAACGGGGCGGCTAGGCCACCGTCCCAACGGTTGCTATAAATATCGATATAGGCGCCACCGTGCCACCGGGCCACGATTCCTAGCTCCTCGTTGGTGTATTCCATTCGGGCGGTCATCGGCGGGCGTCTCCCTCGTGAGCGGTTGCGGTGTCCGATAGTGAGCACCGACCCTCCATCGGCTCGCGGCCGATAGTAAAAGGGTCGACCAGGGCGCCGCCGGGCTGCAGGGCGCGAGACCACGGCGCCCGGTAGTAGGCCAGCAGATGACGCGCCCGATGCTTTCGCCACTGGCGCCGCTCCTCGGCAGTAGGCCACAGGGCCACAAGTAGGAGCCCGGCGATAGCTGCAAACATCGGCGTGATCATGATCGGCCCACTTCCGGACCGGTCAGGGTAGTTGCGCCACCCTGCGGCGTGTCGACAAGAATCGTCGCCTCAGTTTCTGAGCGACTGAGCAGCGTTCCGCAATAGAACCGGTTCGCTACCTGCACCGTCACCATTTCGCGGGCCACGGCGCCCGTCATGATTTCTCGGATGGTTGGCATGTTTTGTGTTCCGTTTCCGGCGGCTCACTCGGCCACCGGTCACCAACCTACCGGCGTGTGATACATACGCAAGGACCGCGGCCACATTGGAACACAATTGGAACAAACGGCGCCCGCCCAGTCGGCAACCTGCAGCGCAGCGGAAGGGCGCCAGCACCCAACCCAACCGGCACCCGCCGCCGTATGTCTAGGCATAGGCGCCCGGTACAGGTTTAGACCGTACGTGTGTTCGTCGAACGGGTGTTCGTGTGTGGGGGTCCGAAATACGAACGTATGTTCGCAGTTAGGGGCTATAACAAACCGGTTAGGGGGTATAACGGTGCGATAGTGACGAACTTTGTTCGTCCAGAGAAAGGGGGTATGTGCCGAGGCACATGCACAATAAGAATATGCTATCGGTGTGTTGGGGGTGTTGGTTTGTTGGTGTCTGTGTTGTGGGGTT